TTAAAAGAAACCATTCCAGAAGTTGCTAAACCAGTTTCTTCACCTAAAAAAGAAGTAAAGTATTCTAACAACTCAACAATTAATAATATTTTAAATGAAACTACGGCATTATCAAAATCACAAAAAGATGAATATCCTACTATGAGTGGTGGAGCGTTTGATACAAGTAAGATGGCGGAACTAATAGGTTACGGAAAACCTGAAGAAGTTAAACGAGATATGGTGGCTGTAGACACTTTTAAAAGAGCTGGTGTTTCATCAGAACAAGTTCCAGAACATATAACAAATGCATTAACACGAGATTACAGTGGTTTAATGAAAGCATTAGATAAAAAAGGTAAATAATGGCAAGTGCTAGAGAAAACGATTTAAATCCAAATATTTATATAGGGTTATCTTTTCCATTAAGACAAGATAAGTATAATGATTTTGCATTAACCAAAAATTCTTTAGAACAAGCACGACACAATTTAAAAAATTTACTATTAACTCACGTAGGTGAACGAGTAGCACAACCTGAATTTGGTAGTAGATTAAGAGCTCTTTGTTTTGAACAAATAAATGATGAATTGCCAGTACGACTTGAAGAAGAAGTTAAACGAGCAACTGGTGTATGGTTACCTTATATTAACATTCAAGAAGTAAACACACTCACAAACGAAGGTGACCAGAATAAAATTTTTGTAGAAGTGAAATTTTCTACTACGTTGACTCCACAAACAACAGAGTCAATAACATTAGACGCTGGTTACACCGCAGAACGAGTTTAGGAGTAATTAAATGGCTCGAACAAGTACAAAAAAGAACGTAGTAAAACAAGTAAATTATCTTAATAAAGATTTTAGTGATTTTAGAGATAATCTAATCGAGTTTGCTAAAGTATATTTTCCAAATACATATAATGATTTTAATGAATCTTCACCAGGTATGATGTTTATTGAAATGGCTGCTTATGTTGGTGATGTACTTTCATACTATATAGATTCACAATTTAGAGAATCATTATTAGCATACGCTGAAGAGAAAAGAAACGTTTATAATATAGCACAATCATTCGGTTATAAACCAAAAACAACATCACCAGCTTCAGTTGTATTAGACGTATTTCAGACCATCCCGGCACTGAATGAAAAGCCTGACGAAAGGTATGCTCTTACTGTAAAAGCGGGTACACAGGTCATATCAACAAGTACAGGTACAACATTTAGGACATTAGATGAAGTGAACTTTAAGTTCTCAAGTTCATATGACCAACGTGATATTACAATATTTGAAAGTGAAGATAATATACCGACTAAGTATTTGTTGAAAAAGAAAATAACAGCTGAGAGTGGAAATATAGTAACAGAAACATTTTCTTTTGGTTCAGCTGAAAAATATGCTCAAATAAAATTATCAAATTCAAAAGTTATAGAAGTTATTTCGTGTACTGATAGTGATGGTAATACTTGGTCTGAAGTAGATTCTTTAGCTAGAGATACAGTTTTTACTGATATTGAAAATAATGCTACTAACGACCCAACTTCAGTTGTTAATAGAGAAGTTTCACCTTATATCTTAAAGCTAAATAAAACTTCTCGTAGATTTACACGATATATTGACCAAAATGATTCATCAATTTTAAGATTCGGTGCAGGTATATCTAATAATGCTGATGAAGAACTTATTCCAAATCCATCAATGGTGGGTTCAACACTACCAGGTAGTCCAACCTTTTTAACTACCGCATTTGACCCAAGTAATTTTTTAAAAACTAAATCGTTTGGACTAGCACCGTCTAATACAACACTTACTATAAAATATGCGTATGGGGGTGGTATTGATAATAATGTAAATGCTAATGATATAACTTCAATATCAAGTATTTCATATGAGATATCAGATGCTTTATTATCTACAACAACAGTTCAAGAATCAAAAGATTCAGTATCATTTATCAATCCAAAACCAGCTTCAGGTGGTTCATCGGGTGAATCAATTAGAGAAGTTAGAGAAAATGCATTATCGTATTTTCAAGCACAACAAAGAGCAGTTACTAAAGAAGATTACATTGTTAGAGCTTATTCATTACCAGCTAAATATGGTAACATTGCGAAAGTTCACTTAGTACAAGATGACCAATTAAATAAGTCAACTGGTACAGATGAGTTAGAACGAACAGTTACACAAGAAGATGTTGATAATAAAAGAACCATAAAGTCATTACAAGTCAGAACACCTAACCCATTAGCTATGAATATGTATACTTTAGGTTTTAATTCAAATAAAAAACTTACATCATTGAATCAAACTGTAAAAGAAAATTTAAAAACTTATTTATCACAATATAGACTGGTAACAGATGCGGTTAATATTAAAGATGCTTATGTTATTAACATTGCTGTTAACTTTGCAATATTAACAAAAGCCGAATTTGCAAAGAACGAGGTGTTACTTAAATGTGTAGCAGCTATAAAAGATTTCTTTGATATTGATAGGTGGCAAATTGGCCAACCTATAGTAATGTCAGATATAGCATATGAATTGTCATTAGTTGATGGTGTAGCATCAGTTGTACCACCTATAAATTCTGACACAATAATAAAGATTGAAAATAAATATAAAGCTGGACAAGGTTACTCTGGAAACTTTTATGATATAAAAAATAGTATGATTGATGGTGTTTTATATCCAGCGTTAGACCCAAGTATTTTTGAAATTAAATATCCAAACTCAGACATCAAAGGAAAAGTTGTAGGAGATAATTTAGGTATAGTGGAGTAAATAGATGCATTATTTTATATTTCCTGAAAAAGACACTACAATTTTTGAAGCGAGTTCAAGTTTAAACTCTGGTATGGATGAAATATTAGAGATTCGTAAAAACGTTAGTGATACCGGAGCAAGTGTAGACGTTTCTCGAATTTTAATAAAATTTGATACAACATATTTTCAAGAAGCCTCAGCTTCTGGATTGATACCTCACACAGGTAGTAGAGCAGCCAAATATTATTTAAATTTATATGACGCTAATCCAAAAGCACTAGCCGCATCACAAAGTTTATATGCATACCCAGTCAGTGGTTCTTGGGATATGGGAACAGGTCGTTCTTATGATAACCCACAAACAGCTGATGGTTGTAGTTGGAAATATAGATATAGTGAAACTAATGGTACATTATGGGCGAGTGGTAGTGGAGCCGAAGATGGAGCAGGTGGAATATGGTATACTTCAAGTGTAGCACCGGCAGCATCAGCATCACTTAATCATCAAACACGTGATTTAAAAATAGATGTTACTGGTACTGTAAATTCGTGGTTAAATGGTACAATTGTAAATGATGGGTTTTTAGTCAAACGAAGTGGTAGTGTAGGAAACAATCACCCCTCAGCTTCAGAAGGTAATACAGACCGTTTAGGTAATTTTTCATTTTTCTCATCAAATACACATACGATATTCCCACCAACATTAGAGGCTGTATGGGATGATTCAACTTGGTCTACTGGTTCGTTAGATGCATTGACATCTACTAATTTAGAAGATAGTGTAATTTATATGAAAGGATTACGACCTAAATATAAAGAAAACTCAAGAGCAAAATTTAGAGTTGTTGGTAGAGAAAGATTCCCATCTAAAACATATTCAACTACACCAGCCGGTTTAACAATAAAATATTTACCAAGTGGTTCTTCATATTATTCAATTACTGATGCTGAAACAGCTGACGTTATAGTACCATTTGGTACAGGTTCTAAAATGAGTTGTGATTCGACCGGTAATTATTTTAATTTAGATTTAAATGGATATCAACCAGAAAGATATTACACTCTACAATATAGAGTAGTAACTGACGAAGGTACAGCAGACGAATTAGACCAGTACTATGACGAGGGATTTACATTTAAGGTAAGTCTATAATGCCATACACAAAAGAAGAATTAAAAAATGTAGATTTCTATACTGAGTTCGTAGGTAAACTTCGAACTGTATACTTAGAAGATTTACAAAAATTCGCATCAATCGGTTTTAGAAAAAATAACATATTATATTCTTTTGAAGACATCATATCTTCAAATGGTATCGAAGATGCAAAAATAAGTAATAGTTCATTATATTCTGGTTACTTAACAGAAAAAGACCAAGAATCATCTAAAACAGTTATTACACAATCTTATCCAAGATATATTAAAAATAACAGTTTAGAAAAAATAATTGATAGAAGTATATCTGAATTAGCAACAGAAAATTTTGCACAGACATTACCAGGTGAAAGTCAAAACGGTGATGTAATTACAAATGAAGACCCAACTAATTATGATAGATGGTTGATACAAAACAATCAAAAAAGAAAATTTATTGACCTTGCAGTGTATTATGGTAAAGACTACGCACTATTTACATTAGTAACATTGACTGATAGTCAAATAGCAACTATACCTGACGGAGAACCAATAGGATAATGAGTAGATTAAACGATACAGACTTAGAACTTTTACAAACTGGACAAACAGTAAATTTGTCTACAGTAGAAAATGCCTATTACGGTGGTGAGTTTACAACAAATCCAAATGATTGTGTAGAAGTATTAATATATGATACAAATGATAATTTGTTAGAATCGGGAATTGCTGATACGACAGATTATTCGTATGATTTAGATATCGGAGTAAAATTAAATACAGGTACAATACTTAGAAAAATGGGTTATGATAGAGGTAAGTATGTTGTGAAATATAATTTTCTTAGGAAAGTTGCGGGTTCATACGAAACAGTATTAGTTGATTCAGATAGTAGAATATTTAGAGGTAATAATTACCATATTATGAATAATGGTAAGATTATGACAGGTACAACACATACAGATAATTCCAGAGAGTTATTTTTAAAAGAGTATAAATATTATACACACGAGATTTCACCTTCAAGAACCGAAGTCAGGTTGGCTCCACAATCTATTAACGATAGTCAATATAAAAATAGTTTTTTAGAGTCACAACAAACATCAAAAAAAATAAAAATTGCTAAAAATGATTTTATTTCTCTTGTCGTAGATGCGCAAGGTACTTCTTTAGTCGGTGATAGTAAAACAATGAGATTATCAGGAGATACTTCTCAATTATCAAAACAAATGATAGGTGGTTATGTCTCAATTAATAACGCTTTTATAAAAGAATATTTACCACCACCACAAGCTACAGACGGGAGTCAAGTTCTGGGTGCAATTGAAGAATTAGAGTCATCAGTAATACAAGCTCAATTCTTTATATCAGATGATAGTAATGCTACTTATGATTCGGGTGATAGAAATTTTACTGAATTGTTTGAGATATTTAAGGGTATAGACGATGACTCACTTCCAGTCGATACCTCTATAATTGATTATCCTAGAAATAACGCAGCTAAAAATTTAAAAGACATTCAAAAACTTTATTATAGTAAAGTTAGTTATCCACGTTATAAATGGCAGGGTGAGGATAATCCACATACTATAACATTAAAAAGTATTTCAAGTAAACCAAATGTACCTACTAAATATACGTGGGAGTTAACAGGTTGGGATTGGGGTACTGGTGGATGGAATAAAGTAAAACCTTACAGTACCACGTCTGACGGTGATGTTGAATTTATAGAACCCACCGCCGCAGTATCTTCACAATTAAAAGTTACTCAAGACTCTTCAACAGGCAGTCAAGTAACCATACGTACACATAGTAAACACGTGAACATTGGTGTTAAATTAACAATTAAACCTAAAGACGGACAATCAAGTACAATACATATACCAGCTTGTATTCGTGTAGCATAGTAAAGACGTAAAATGATAAAATTAATAAGTGGATTAGACCAAAGTAAAAAAGGTAAACTTGATACCGCAATTTCTTTTATAACTGATACGGCAGCTGACCAGTACACGTGGAGTTTAACCAAACCTGACGGTAATTTCCTTAATGTAGGGAGTGGTCAAGGTAAACAAGTTACATTTACATTAACTAATTTTTTACAACCATTAGCAGTAAACAATGGTACTTATATAATATCAGTTGACCCTCGAGATGAAAGAAAACAAGGTGGGGACCTCGACCCTACTATGGAATCTTTAGGTACAGAAACATACATATTTAGTATAGATTCACAGGTTGATGATAAAAAAGCAATCTACACACCTTTTGTTTCATCAATTATTGATATAAAAGATAATGAAATTAGTCTTGGAACTTCTTGGAACGAATTAAAAGAAAAAATTTCTAATCAAATTACAGAAGATAATCTATTACCAAGCGACAAGTTTACCAATGTCAGTATAACATATAATATAAATGATAAAAGAGATTTAAATACATTTTTACATTTTGGTGATGATAAAATGTTACTCACAACCAATGTAAAAACTGATAGTAAAACATTTGAAGATTCACCATACTCAGCTATATTTAAATTATATGAACCGTTACCAGATGACATTACAGAAAAAGATAAAGTATATATCGTCAGAGAAATTCTTCCACAAGTAACAGAGACCGTTGAATTAAAACCGTATGACCAAGAAGAAGAAGATGTATTGGTACTACGAGTTCCTGATTCAGCCCAAGTAGACTCACCTATAACAAAACGTTCAACTGAATTTAAAAGTTATGATGATTTAATTACAAAAGATGTGAGATTACAAAAAGAAATTGAAGATAAATATTTAACTGAGAAATCAACAGATTTAAATATTGATTATTCTAACTATGATAATTTTATAAACTTCTCATCAGCTGAGAAAAGATTAAAGAACTTTAAATATAAAGTTGAATTACTTGAAACATACACAGCAGAAAGTGCGTCGTTAGTAAACATTTCAAATTCTCAACGAGATTTAACTATTGTTGATAATAAGATACGTAATGTAAAAACTAATCTTGATGCATATGAAAATTATCTTTACAGTACAAAGTCATCTTATGTAACAAGTTCTATTGGAGAAATTTCAAACGCTGCTTGGCCTAAAGTTGGTAGTGGGTCTTATGAATTTCCATACGCACCTATAACTTCATCACACGCAGAGTTTACAAACTGGTATGGTAGTATTGGAAGTAAAACAGGTCAATTATACAGCGCGTCTTTATACGATATAGACAATCAAAATAGGTTAGTTAATCTACTACCAACTCACGTAAGAGAAGATGTAGAAAATAATCAGTTTTTTGATT